ATATACAGTAGTAACATGGATGGTCGGTCCATACTTTAAATAGGAGATAGAATGAGTAAAATATTATTATTAGATATTGAAATGGCTCCTAATGTTGCACATGTTTGGGGTATTTGGGATCAGAACATTGGCATCAATCAGTTACAAGAGTCATCTTATGTTATGTGCTATGCCGCTAAATGGCTAGGTGATAAGAAGATGATGTTTGACTCTGTTAAGAAGAGTGGTGATAAGAAGATGTTAGCTGGCATCCATAAGCTTCTAGACGAAGCTGATGCAGTAATACACTACAATGGTAAACGCTTTGACATACCAAGTCTTAATAAAGAGTTTCTATTACATGGTATGTTTCCTCCAGCACCGTTTAAAGAGATTGACTTATTGACTGTAGCTAAAGGTAGATTTAGGTTTGTATCTAACAAGCTAGACTATGTAGCACAGTCATTAGGTTTGGGTAAGAAAACAGAACATAGTGGTCATGAGTTATGGGTTCAATGTATGGCAGGTATTCCAAAAGCATGGAAGTTGATGGAGGAATACAATAAGAATGATGTAATCCTCTTAGAGAAGGTGTATGAACGATTTAAGCCATGGATCAAGAATCATCTTAACCGTAACCTAGTTGAAGGTACTGACTTATGCTGTCCTACTTGTTCTTCTAAGAACTTCCAAAGACGAGGCTATAATTTGACATCTGCTGGTAAATACCAACGCTATCAATGTAGAGCCTGTGGTAATTGGTTTAGAGATAATAAGAATCTTAAAGAAAAAGGCTCATTAAAGCTTGTAAATGTTTAAAAAGGATGGTATAATAATAGTATGAGTGCATTAAGTAAACAGGTAGATGGAGATCATTACAAAAAGTTAGTAATACAACCAGCAGAATATAACCATGCTAATAAAGTACCTTTTATTGAAGGTTGCATTATTAAGTATGCTACTCGCTGGAAAGATAAAGGTGGTATTAAAGATTTAGAAAAGATTATTCACTTTGCCGAATTACTTATAGAATTGGAATCTAAAAATGCGAAAACTAACGGAAGATGAAAGAGAATGGGTGGATGAAGCTCCTTCTATGGATAGTGCTTACGAAAGAGTGGCTATGCTAGAGGGTCTTGTTGTCAAGCCATTGTTTGATGAAAATAAGGGTGGTATACCTGATTACTTAAAGAAAGATGGAACATAAGATGTTGACCTTAGAAGAATTAAAAGAGAGATTAGCTGAAAGATTAGATGAGATCACTCTTTTAGAATTACTTAGTATTAACTCTTATGATCTAGTAAATAGGTTTGAAGACTTTATTGAAGATAACTATGATAAACTAATGAAAGAGATAGAAAATGACTACGAAATTGACGAACTACAGTAAGTTTATCCATAAAAGCAGATATGCTCGTTATATTGAAGAACAAGGTAGACGAGAGTCTTGGGAAGAAACAGTTGCACGTTTAATCTCTTATTTAAAGACTAAAACAGATGGTAAAGTAGATGATGCTACATATAAACAACTTCAAGATGCTATTACGAATCTAGAAGTGATGCCTTCAATGCGTCTATTAATGACCGCAGGTGAAGCATGTGATAGAGATAACATATCAGCATACAACTGTTCTTATCTAGCTATCAATAACAAGAGAGCATTCTCAGAAGCTCTTTATATTTTAATGAATGGTACTGGTGTAGGATTCTCTTGTGAGAGACAAGAGATTGATAAGCTTCCTCCATTACCTGCTACATTTAAGGAGGTAGATGATGTCATCGTGGTTGGAGACTCTAAACTCGGATGGGCAAAAGCATTCAAAAAACTATTGTCCTCTTTGTGGGAGGGAGATGTTCCTAAGATTGACTACTCACGGGTTCGACCATCTGGTGCGAGACTTAAAACCTTTGGTGGCAGAGCTTCTGGACCAGACCCATTGCGTAAGTTGTTTGAGTTCACAATACACACGGCTAAAGGATCAGCAGGAAGAAAACTAAACAGTTTAGAAGTACACGATATTATGTGTATGATTGGTGAGATTGTTGTAGTAGGTGGTGTAAGACGATCTGCTCTAATCTCTTTGAGTAACTTAACAGATAAAAGGATGCGAGATGCAAAATCAGGAGCCTGGTATAACGATTACCCTTACCGAGGACTTGCCAACAACAGTGTGGCCTACACCGAAAGACCCGATTCTGAAACTTTCATGGAAGAATGGCTCGCTTTGGTTAAGTCAAAATCAGGTGAACGAGGAATCTTTAATCGTGTTGCTTCTCAGGCTCAAGCAGGAAAATGGGGGAGACGAGATCCGCTTCTCAGCTATGGCACCAATCCATGCTCAGAAATTATCCTCCGTGATAAACAATTCTGCAATCTTACGGAAGTGGTTGTACGGGGGGACGATACCGAATCTACCTTGGCTCATAAAGTGTCCCTCGCTACAATACTCGGTACAATTCAGTCCACTCTCACCAGCTTCCAATTTCTAAGTGAGGAATGGAAAAAGAATACTGAAGAAGAAAGATTATTAGGAGTTTCATTAACAGGTATCATGGATTGTAAGTTAACAAGTAAACCTGATCCTAGAATGTTAGAAAGGTTAAGAGATGCAGCGAGAAAAACAAACGAAGAACTTTCTAAAAAACTTGGTGTTGCTCCTTCTGCTTCTATCACTTGTGTTAAGCCTTCAGGTACAGTCAGCCAGTTGGTGGACAGTGCTAGTGGCATTCATGCTAGACACAATGCTCATTATATTAGAAGGGTACGAATTGATAAAAAGGATCCTGTATACTCGTTCCTCAAGGAAAAAGGCTTTCCAGTGGAAGATGAAGTATTTAGGCCAGATTCGACAGCTGTTTTCTCGTTTCCGATGAAAGCACCTAAGGGAGCTATCACTAGAAATGATATGACTGCCTTAGAGCAATTAAAGTTGTGGTTAGAATATCAAAGATATTGGTGTGAACATAAACCTTCAGTAACTATCACTGTTAAGGATTGTGAATGGCCTGATGTAGGTGCATGGGTATGGAGACATTTTGATGAAGTATCAGGAATCTCATTCCTTCCTCATTCAAACCATACATATCAACAAGCTCCTTATGAGGATATAACAGAAGAGCAATATAAAGAATTAGCATCTAAAATGCCAGGTGATATCAATTGGGAAGAACTGGTAGAGAAGGATGATAATACAGAGGGAGCACAGACCCTAGCCTGTGTAGCAGGAGTATGTGAGATATAATGCACATCACTTGTCACCCTATTTGTGGAGTAGGTCTAGGATTTGAATTAGTCAATTCGTCAGAGGTTTTTGAAAATGGTGAAAACAAGAACTATTTGACAATTGAACTATTCATTATAAGATTAGTAATTTCGTTAAACTAGAAAAGGAGAAAGTATGAACTTTGCATCAATCGTAATTAATAAGGTAGACAATGGTTTTGTAGTTAATGTTCAAAAGACAGCATTTGGTCAAGAACGTCCTGAACAAACCATTAGTGTGTTTACATCATTTGATGATGTTCTAGCCTACATTAAAGGCTAATTCAAACTAAAGAGCCTTGCCTCTTTTTGACGTCTCTTGAGAATTGCATCGGATTGGTGCCCGCCAGCAAAATCCCACTTCAGCAGTTCTTGAGGGACGTTTTCTTTTTTACCTTCGTTCAACACTTTCAATAGAGTTGATTTCTTAAAGTTAGCACCTCCTACATTAAATGTGAATGATACTAAAGCATCAAACTCATTTTGTTTTAAAGGTACTTCAACTAAATCATTTACAAAGCGTTCTGCTTTTTCTGCTACATCTTTTCTCATAAGAAGATCAGCTTCCATAGAACTAATAGCACCAAATACTTCACCTGGTAATATTAGATGACCATACCCAATAGTTAATAGTCCTGCTACATCTTTATAAGGAGTAGCACTAAAACCTTCAAAAGCTTTAATTAAAGCAATACCAGTTTCAGAAGTTTTCATCGGGGAACGAGTACCATAGTTGGAGCTGCACTATATGTTACTTGAACATAATCATTAGGGCTAAGTCTTAGTATAGTGTTAGTTGCAGTTGCTGTTGTATAGAAATTACTATTATCTCTAGAAAAGTTTACTAAGGATACAGTACCACCATTGATAATAACATCAGCATTACCATTAGTAGTATTCTGATAAGTAAAAGGACTAGCACCTACAGTAATAGTTTGAACAGGAAGTGTATAATTAGATAAATAGCTATGTTCAGTAGCTGTCACATGATAGTATTCACCAGTAGACGAATTACCACCTTGTAATCCTACAAGTGAGTTATGAGTACCAGTAAGTTGAGATACTTGGTAGAACCATTCTCTCCATTGATGAACATCTGATACTGGAAGTAATGGTATAGGGGTTATACTAGGAGTTGTCATTCGTATTTAAAGTCTGTGCAATAACCATATTTCTGTAATTTAGGAAGTTCTTTTTCAAGTCTTTCACCAATGTCATCACGAACAATTAAACTATTCGGAACATTTATTTGGTCAATGACTTCATAAGCTTTTCTAGCAGCACTACAAATATCAGACCCAGTACCCGTAGCGACAAGTATATAATCACCAGCACTGACAATATGTTCTTCTTCAACTATTTTATCCTCTTTCATAACAGGTGCTTTACCCACCATAACTTCACATAAATGAACATCATCCATAACTTCTTCT